GATGAGTAAAAGTAATAGCTTTAGCTCCTGCTCCGCTTGCTGTTAGATTACCTTGTTCTGTCCTTCTCTGTAAAGATGCTGTGTAGCCTAGCTGAGAAACTTTTATATCCTGTGCTGTGTCGTTACTTGTAAGATTTACTTTGAATTTAAAACCTCTTCCTTTATAAGTACCATTAGCAAAAGTTTGAAACGCAGTATAAGTTGGAGATCCAGAACTAGGATTATCTTGGGTAACTGCAACTTGCATTTCAGCATTTACATCAAGAGCTTCTGTACCATCAAAATCTGTAATACTATCAATTAAACCTCTAGAATCAAACAGATCAGAAGGGAAAAATGCTTCAGTTAAAAAATGTCGTTTAAAATCTACACTGAATACAGCACCTAAATCCAAGAAAGAACTTGCTGCTTCTCCACCAAATTCATAAGTACCTGATGAGGAAATACCTCCAAAGTCATCAATAGAACCAACTAAATCAAAATCAGTTATCGAATCAAACTGTCCAGTTCCAGCTAAATTCAAACTGTTTGTGGTTGCATCAAAAGAGACATTAGTTTTTGTTCCTTGAAATTTTGGAGTATCTTGATCTTCTCTTCTTGTTAAAGCAATTAAAGGAGCTAAATTATCAGGTAAATCTATAATTACGCTTGTATCTGATGGACTAAACCTATTTCCATCGTCACGGAACCGAAGAATATACTCTCCCTCTAAATATGGCACTTCCGCAGTTGTCGTGTTACCTGCAAGTGCCTCGATCAAATCAGTGCTATTAGCAAAAGTTCCGCTACCATCTGTCAAAGTAGAGTGTCTTACATAAACACGACCACCATGAATTACATCAACGTCAGTAGATAAATTCCAACGTAATCTTACTAATTTTTCACTAATAGGTTCTGCTGTTAAACCAGTAACATTTCCTGGTAAAGCAGTCTTACCTTGTGCAACAAAAGTAAGATCAGCAGAAGTAGCACTTGTTTGCAATGCAGCGTTATAACTAAATACTTGTATTTCATACGTTCCAATATCACTATCAAATATTTCAAAGTCAGGAGAAGATACTGTTTGTGATACAAAGTTTCCATTATTAAACCTATAGTTAACTTGATACTGCGTAACACCGACAATAGGTTGCCAACTAATAATTAATTTAGATACAGCTTGGTTATTAATAACAACAATTTTTTCTTCAGCCTGTAAAGCAGAAGGAGGATCTTTTGGAAGATTTAATATAGATATTGTTCTAGTTGGCAGACTTGCACCATCTTCAATGAAGGCATATTTAGCATCTACATAAGACAAAGCAGTAATTGCATAATTTATACCATCAGATTCTTCTACTGTTATCACTCTAAACTTCTGAGCTTGAACTGTATCGTTCTGTAAAAGCCACACAGTATTTACATTTGGAGTATCAGAATAAGCGGAAGCAACTGTAATTACAGCACCAGATATAGATTGAACAGTTTTTGTTTCTACTGTTCCATCTGGCAAAACTACACTTAATGTTGGATTATTCGATGTAGGTAAATCTGTCGCAGTAGTATCATCTACAGTTATCTGAGTCGTTGTTGCAGCAGTAACTCTTCCTCCTCTACGAACACCAGAACGAACAGGGTCAGCAATATCAATAACAGCACCAGGTCTTACGACAACACCAGAATCTATAGAAGTTGCAAATGCAACTACTTCACTTTCATTTTGCTCTGCAAATAAAATAGCCTTTGCTAATCTTCTAGCCTGACCTCTTGATGTGCAAGCAAATCCTTTTACTTGCTTAATAATTACTCCAAACTTAGCAATAGAAGCAGTATCTTCATAAACTTCATAATCTATTTCTCTACTATCCATATTGAAATAGGAAACAGAAATTACAGTATTTCTTGTTTTTAATCCACTCCCCGAATAACTAAACCCTTCTTCAGTTACATTAGCAAGGTTAAATAAATAACTTGCATCTTTTGGACTATCTTGTGCAAGTTGAATACTACCAGCAGACCATATTGGCATACATCTCATAACACCTGCTAATTCATTTATTAAATCAAACGCTTCACTAGATGATTGAATATTTACATTACAACTGAATCTAGCTTCTTGTCCTCCAAAACCATCTGATACCAACGTATTTGCAAACTTACTGGCAGTAACAAAAGAAAAAAGATCAAGAGAACTATCAGTTATATGATTGCCGAATCCATATCTAGTATCTGTAAGAAGATCAAGTAAAACCATTGCTGGGCATGAACACCATTGAGCAGCGCCCATAACACCATTAAAAATATATCCAGTTGGATAAATAATTCGACCAGTATTAGCATCAACTGTAGGAGTACCAGATCCACTGGCACCTGCTCCTGGAATCCTTACTTTTATTCCTCTAATACGATATTTTCTTGTTGGTATTGATTGAAACTGCATAGAGTCCAATCTGAGAGAAGCATAAGCACTATTGGCATAAGTATTTGCATCATCAATAATTTCACCAAAACTTGTCCATGTAAAAGCATCAATAAGACTCGAATCTGTACTATCTGCTGTTACTCTTGTAACTCTTATATCAACAGGAAAAGCACCTGTAAGATTGACTCTATAATCTCTTTGGTACGCATCAGCAGTTCGACCTGTAATAGTGTCATCAATAACATCAGTAAAACCACCAGAATTATATTGAACCGCTATTTTTAATTGAACAGAAGAACCTAATAAATCCCCTTGATCTGTTGCTTTTTGTAATTGTGGAAAGGTTATAGTTACATTTACAGCATCTACATTTGAATTTGTTATCTGTCTTGTAACAGGAGAAGATTGAGTAACAGTAATACCTACTGCTGTTGTAGAAGAACTACTTTCAATACCTTCAACTTTTGTTTGGCCTGACGTTCCAAATCGAGGGTTAAATGTTACATCCTGAAAATTAAAATCAGTTGTAACTGGATTAGTAGAGTCAGCAGTTGATTTTAAAACAGGAGTATCATTTAGAAATACATCTTTCAATGCAGCATTATTATATGCAGTAGTTCCTTGTGTTCTTCCTTCTTTTGATGCAGAAGCAAAACCCTCAATCTCTCCTTCAGAAATAAGATCAAGAAAAGTAGCAAACTGCCTACTATGTAAAGTATCAGGTGCTCTAGTTGGTTGGGGTGGGGTAGGAGGAGAAGGTGATCCAGATCCTCTAATAATTTTAGGTTTTGTCATGCTTGTACCTGTTGAGTATCAATAGCACCACTTATAACAACTGATCCTGTAACTATCTCTCCATAAACTATTGGCACAGGAGTACCTGCTCTTGATGTATTTTGTGTGCCAGAAAAACTAAATGACAACTGTGGGTCTTGCTCTGACTTAAATTCTTTTGGTTTAGGTAAAGGAAATAACATATCACTTACACCAGATAATACCAAAGCACCACCAAGAGCACTGATAGCTGTACCTATTTTTGTTGCAAAAAGAGCACCTTGAGTAGAGATGCCAACCACTCCTGCACTAGAACCTAAAAAACTTGTAGTGCCAAATAGACCAGCACCAGGGAAAAAAAATGATGCACCAATTAATGCAGCACCTAGTAAAATTTTTCCTCCGCTACCACCAGCACCAGCTATTACAGGAACGATATGTATATCCTCCTGTCCTATTGGGTGATGTATCTCTTCTTCGTTAAGAGCATAATTACCAACTTTTACTTGATAATATTGAGGGTTCATATATTTTTCTATTTGCGGAAAATTATTAACAAGAAAACTTACTGCTTTCGCAAGACTATCTACCTGTATTTCAAACTCTTTATGTCCTATAAACTCTGCAAGCTCGCCATATAATTTTAGTTTACGCAACATAACGATACCTCCCTCCTGTACATTTTAATAACCATTGAGAATAAGGCTCTCTACAAGATAGTCTATCGGTTAAATGATGTAAAACATCTCCATCTAAAAAAATAGCTACATGATTTAAACCAACAGATCCAATAGACATCAATAAGGCATCACCATTTATAAGTTTTTCATCTGGTCTAAGTTCTCTAAAACCAGTCCTCCAAGCACAACTTTCAAATAAAGGATTCAATATAAATTCTTCTGGTGTTGTAGGTCTATCCCAATCTTTTAATTCAATATTCTTTTCTTCTTTATACCAATCTTTTACTAAAGACCAACAATCAGTAACACCCCAAACCCAAGGTCTGCCAAGTAAAGGTGGTTTATATCCACAAGGCTCACAATATCCCCATTGTTCTGTTTTTGGATTAACAATATGCCATGGTAAATTACTTTGTTCGCAACTAATCTGATCTGCCTGACTAGGTGTAGGTGGTG